AAAGCCTACTTAGCCGCGCAGATGACGCTGTGCGGCTTAAAGGAGCTCAAAGCTGGGCTATTTAAGCTCAAATTCCAGCCAACACCGCCAGCGATTTGCATCATCGATGAGGCTGCGATACCGGAGCAGTACCGCAAGGTAAAAATCGAAATTGACAAGCTGGCAATCCGCGATGCGCTTAAAAATGGCGAGGATGTCCCCGGTATTGAAGTCCAGCGCGGTGAAGCGCTGGTTATCAGGTAAGCGCTATGCCAAGCAAGATCAGACCGCCAGATTTACCTAATGAATGGTACTGGATGCCGCATAAATGCGGGCATCCGCAATTGATGAGCGTCGGGCACTTGCTTACCCAATCCGAGTATCGGCGATTGGCAGCCGAGACCAGACGAGAGCTGTGCAGTGTGTGCTGGGATGCAAAATATAAAATTTCGAATATGGAGGTGTGAAATGAAAAAGAATTTTGAGGTTGAACCGGTTTCAGTGCCTGTGCCTATCGCTGCGCAATTGCTGGGAGTGTCGCCGCGCACGGCCTGGACACTTGTCAAAGATCAAAAATTACCCTCCTTCCGCATTGGCACGCGGGTACTCATTCCTTATAGCGCATTAACAGCCTTTGTTAACGAGCGCATTACTTATGTAAAAAAGGAGGTTTCAAATGGCTGATATATACAATGGCATTGTCCGGGATTTGCCGGCAGTTCGTGAATTCTTTGAGCTTCCAACGCATGAAAGCGCTGCGCGGATCCTGGCCGAGGAGTGGCGCGATAGTGTGATTTTCGAGAGTTTTGGCAAAGGCTTTGCTAGTAGCCGCAAGGCCGGGCGCTTTTACCGTCGGATGGCTGGCGGATGGTACGAGTCATTTGACAACATTATTAATGCAACATCTGACCTACTTGAAGAAAAAGCTACAAGCTATTTCAGCGAGAGGTTAAATCAATTCCAGCACATGAAAGATAAAATAGATTGCACTAAAAATTTAAAATCAGCCCTTATTTGTGCAAAAACGCTTGGTTTTATCAAAAGCGCACTAATATTCCTATCCGCTGTCGTTGAGGTGCCGGATCTTTCCTCAAAATGGAATAGCACAACTGATACCGTGCCAATCCTCGATGGGATCGCTGATTTTTCAGGGCCGAAGCTAATTATCCGGCAGCCTGCGCCTAACGAATATTACAAAAATCCACTTCAGATCACTACGGCGCAGCTGATATTTAGAAATGATGCCGAAGCTTTCTTGCGGGCACAGTATGCGATTATTTGCTCACAAAGGGCAAAATCAAAATAGACGGCGAATTTTTTGAGCCAAACAATGGGCGAGGAGTATAAATCATGGCGCTTAATAGAATTATACCGAACGAATTTTGGCGCAGTGAAGAGTGGGCAAAGATCCAGCAAGAAGCCTTGCGATTGATGCCGTACTGCGCCGACTGCGGCACGAAGCAAAAATTGATCGTTCGCATTGGATCCGCGAACTTCCGACGGTACCAAGCTGGACTACAGATACTACCGGAAAAATGCACAGTGATTTGCGAAAACTGCCTACTGAAAAGGCAAAAATAAGGGGTCCACAATGATAAAACAGACAATTTTGAGGTAGTGAAAATGGCTTCAAAATCATTATGGCTGCGTTTATATACCGAAGTGCTCAACGACCCCAAAGTGCAGCGTCTTGACGGGGAGACGTTTAAGGGCTGGATTAACCTGCTCTGCATTGCCAAAGAGTCAAGCGGTAACGGTGATCTACCAGAGCTTGCTGATATTGCTTTCTACCTACGGACTGACCTCAAGAGCGCTAGCGAGCTTGTGCAGCGGCTTATTGATGCAGGGCTTATTGATTATGACGGCGAGCACTACGTCATGCATGGCTGGACGCAACGGCAATATGAAAGCGACAGCGATCCGACCGCCATCGAGCGCAAAAGGCGCGAGCGTGACCGCAAACGTGATGTCACGGTCAATGTCACGCAAATGTCACGCGTGACGTCACGGACAAGTCACGGTCAATGTCACGGAAATGTCACGCGTACAGAGACAGAGACAGAAACAGAGACAGAGACAGAGACAGATAAATATAATATAAGAGAGCGCGGCGAAACCTTGCCAGCGCCAAAGACGCCTACGGCGGCGGCCGCGCCTACGGCGCAACCGCTGACTGAAAATAACGAGCTTTATAACAAAATCAAAAAAACATTTGAAACCGTGCATGGCGACTTTGCAAACTACGCCAAAGAGGGCGCAGCAATCAAGCGAATAATCAAACTCACCAAAGGCGATGAATCTGCTATTGGTCTCATGCTCAAAAAATACCACGAACTCACCGAAAGCGGCGACAAATTTTGGGGCAAGCAGCCATACATACCGAGCGCATTATTGGCTCTCTGGGACAGGGTCAAGGCCGAGGGACGGGCGGATGCCACAGTTGATGATATCGCATGGGTGGAGGGGATATGAGAGTTGAGCATATTGGTTCCGCCACGCTTATTCTTGCCGACTGCATGGACGTGATGCGCGACATGCCAGATAAGGCTTTCGAGCTGGCAATTGTTGACCCACCGTATGGTGACGGTTGGGGAGATTGGCCAAACAATAAACATGGCGGGTTTGGCGGAAGATTCGATCGTTATAATCCCCCGAACAGGACCGGAGGAACATGGGCGAAGAAGTATCAGCATAGTGTGGGTTGCCTTAGTGATATTCGTTATTGGGATTTTGCTCCTTCGCCTGAATATTTCGATGAGCTTTTTAGGATTTCGCGCTACCAGATTATTTGGGGTGGAAACTATTTTTCTTTACCGCCTTCGCGAAACTTCATCGTGTGGCGCAAATTGACTATATCGGAAAGTTTTTCGATGGCAATGGCTGAGTATGCTTGGACAAATATAAATGGGAACGCAAAGGTTTTTGAATATGCTCCACAAGGGACAGTAAAAGATAATCGAATACACCCCACCCAAAAACCAGTTGCGCTCTATAAATGGCTGCTCAAAAACTACGCCAAGCCCGGCGACAAGATACTCGACACGCACGGCGGATCTGGCTCAAGCGTGATTGCCTGCCTTGATATGGGCTTTGAGATAACATGGATTGAGAAAGACCCTGATTACTTCGAGGCGGCATTAAAGCGTATCAAAGACTTTGCCGCGCAGCCAAAGTTGCCGCTCGAAATTAGCAATAAGCCGGCCGAGAAGGAGCTTGAACTATGACCACAGCTGAATTTGTCCAATGGGTACAAGGATACTACGGCAAGTACCCCGAAGGGCAGAAGGACGACTTGAAAGCCTATTTTCGCGATTTGTCGCCGGCCTACTTTGACGCGCTGCGGTGGGTACTAACACGGCGATATTCGAGCAAGTGGGGTAGACCCCCTGATATTGCGGTTTTCGAAGAGGTCAAAGACGAGGTGCTCCAGCGCCTACGCTACGCGGATCTGCCAAAGCCGCAGATTGAGGAGCGTGAGGAGCTTATCACGCCGGAGCAGGCTAAGAGCTTGCGCGAGCGATTTGCGCAATTACTGCAAGGGGCAAGATATGCGAAATGACTGTGGGCTATTTGACTGGCCGGATCCACCTCTGGAGCGGGAGAGTCGAGAGGATAGAGCGCGCCGAGAGGAGGAAATGCTCGATGCTGACGACGACCGCAGATGGCGGCAAATCGAGAAGAGTCTCGATGAGGCTTTGAAATCTATGCGCAGGAGGAAAGGGAAATGAGCGAAGAAGTAGTGGTGAATGATGTTGTGGCTGAGAAGGAGATAGCAAAGGAATTGGGCAATCTCACACGAAATATTGTAAGATTGCAGGACACTGTCGAAGACATGGGGAAGGCATTTGGGAAAGTACTTATTCCAGATTTATCAATTCCAAACCGTGATGCACAGCCAAAAGTCGAAAATTCTTGCGAATTAGCAAGAGAACTTGAAGGTTGTAACAGGGTTCTTGTGGGGATCGTTGACGATATTCAGAATATGATTCTCCGGTGCCAGCTTTAAGGGGAGGGCAAGATAATGGATTTGTATACAGGTATTATTCGTGCGTATGGAAGGCCGGTTCAATGTCATTTTCAATGGAGGCGCAGTAAATGGATAAAGAATCCTGGATTTGTCGATTTCTATCATATCTGAAAGTATTTTTCTCATCTCCTCCGGCGGAGGAGGATGAAAGCCATGCGGAGACGCGCTACCGTGTGGCGCAGATGACCCGTGAGGAATGGCGGGCATACGAGCAGGCCAAATTCGACGAGGCGTGCAATAAGGAGGCAGAGGAATGAAAGTAGCTGTAGTTGTAAAGAGCGTGTACTCTGATGGATACAGTTCGTACGTCGACACAGAAGTGCTGACGGTTGATGATAGCAAAACCGTCGCAGAGGTACTGCAAAAGGCAAATGTTGACTTTGAGGATTCTACAATTTCGGTAGAAATACTCCCAGTCAAGGAGATAGAAGAATGATGTGCCCTATATGCGGTGGAAGGAAATCGTATCAAGCGCCTTGGCGTTATGACGAATATGGACGGGTAACAGAATTTAGAACAATTCCTTGCGATTACTGCAATGGAACGGGGGAAGTCGATGAGGATTTTCCCGTGGACGATTTTTCTGGTGTCTCTGACGACGGAGAGCAAATCAAGAGGGGTAGACAATGACTGAAGCTATCGCTCCATGGGATCCGTCCCGTGATGATGCCGTGTGGCGGCTTTTAACCAATGACCGGTCAAAGCCACGGCGAGAATCGCTGAGCGGCCATCATGGCGGCCATAAGCCCTCGATAATTTGCATCCAATGGGCCGGGGGCATTGAGCAATTTCACGGTACAGTTGAGGCCGCCGAGTGGCTAGGTGTGGCGCTCGATAGGTTTTCAAAACTCACGAAAGAGCCAAGGGAGC